AGGACCACACTGAAGAGGCCTTAGATTCTATGGAGCGTAGGTATTGGGAAGGTCAACTTGACGCTCTAGGAAATTTATATGGTTTGACATATGACCTATCATTTGCCATTGCTGCAAAGGAGGCAGCAAAGAATGCCAACGTATAATGTTGATATTATTCATGAACCAACTGGTAACTATATGAACTTTAATGTTGAATCAGATGGAACTGAGGAGCAGGTTTGGAATGAAATACTTCACGACCTATCCGTTGTGGTGATTGGAGCGGTAGATGACGACTGATTGGATCCAATTGACATTGGACCTAGAATTTGATATCATTGAAATAAACCCTACTATTGAAAGGACCTATAATGGGAGCACGTTGTAATTTTATATTTAAACAATCAGAGGACCAGGCTGTGGCCTTGTACAGTCACTGGGATGAAGACCATATGTATGAACTCCTGGCAGAAGCCCTGCAGCATGCAATGCCACGTATACAGATGAATGATATCCCGTATGCGACTCGTATGGCTATTAGTTATATTATCAAGGACCAGATACTTGAAGAGACTGGGTTTGGTATTACAGCCATGGACCCATCAGACCAAGGTTTTTTGGACCGTCCAGTAACGATTGACTTTACCGATATGACAGTTGGTGAGGGCGAGGCCTGGCATTCTATTAATGATTTTATTAATTATAATCTTGTGACGACGGTCACTAAATAGCGGAGGTTGGGTCCCTTCGCTGCAAATAAGGGGGGCAGGTCTGATTGTCTACGGACTTGCCCCTCACACAACTTTTTGATACAATAAGGAGAACTATGTCTATTTCACGAGCACTACCACCTGAGGAAAGGGTGGCAAAGCGTATCAAGGCTATTGTGGAAGACCTTGACCTTGACCTTGAACAGGCAGGCGTTTATATTGCTAGAGTTTTGCCTCATTTGACTTTTACACGATTACAGTTTATAATGGAAGTAGCCAATGACGAGAAGCAGATGATACTGAACCCTCAAGAACGCAAAGATAGGTGGAGACAAATTGGACTATGGTAAAGTAGCAGGTATTCTTAGATACCTCAATGATAACTCATTGGAGTTAGCAGATTTAGAATTTCTACCCCAAGATTTCTTTATCAAGTTTAGAGAAGGTCTTGACCTTGCTTTGTTTGTTGATGGTGGTTGGGCAACACTAACTTCAGAAGGCGAACAGGTTTTGGGTTCTGTCTGGGGAGTAATGTGTGCGACTAGAGACATTGACCCTGCTGTAATGTATGACTCTCCATTAGATTTTTTCAAGGCACAGGCTACTGACGCAGAGGTTATTGATATAAATACAAAGCGTAAGAAATCTAAAAAGAAGAAATAATGTTTTCCGTCTACGGGCGGGAAATTTTTCGAACCCTATTTGTACAAACCATATTACGAACGATAATATATTTTTGCAGAAATTTAGATTACGAAGCCCTATTTGTAAGCCCAGGGCATATGGTAAACTAGATCTATGGACTTTCAAACCAAGTGTAATATATTGGGCCAATTTTGGTTTGAATTTAGAGATGACGAAAAACTAAAAGACTTTATAGAATACAACGATATTGGTTTGCCATTAGCATGGTTTATATCTACAGATGTAGTAGTACCAAACCCTGTGGCCGAAACCTATGTATGCGAAACCTTTGATCTCTTTATGGCTGCATTAAAAATATCAGAAAAACATATAGATGGTTTTGATAACCTAAAGGATATCTTTGAATTTTTAGATTCCAAACCATTTGATGAAGAATAAAATATAACAAACCATTATAAATGGTGTTATGATTGTCTATATTATGCCAAGACATTTTCATAATTATAGCCAAAAAGATCCAAAAGGATATCAAGCCTTTAGTGACAATCTGCATAACTCTTTTGTAGCCTTTACTCATATAATAGGTCTTAGTAGGTTCTTTTCATTTACCCCGCCGTTTTTGAGCGGGGGTCTAGAGGACATCCCAAACAACGACGGGCCTAAAAAAGATTACGAACCTCATCACAAAAACCTCTATAAGTAAGTATCAAACCATGCTTTCTGGTTTTCTGGTTTTTTAAAACATTATAAAACTTTTTAAAACTTATTACGAACTTATTGGAATTATTCCCAATTATTTGGCAATTTTTCATGCATATAAACGACTTGACAAACCATGGTTTTGCATGTATAATGCCGAACCATTTACGATGGTTTGACGGATATGGAGTATATGTGGATATATGGTTTGGGATATAGGGTTTGATATGGATCTCTCTTTCTCCCGCCGAGATTACGACGCCCCCCATAAAAACGCTCCATTCCCCACTATCCTCCACTTTGCTCCACTTTAACCCTATCCAATAATAATATCAGTAAGATTTTTATTCTTGACAAGTCTCTTTGGCTGGTATATAATTTATACATAACTACTAAAAAAGGAATAAAATGAACTTTGTAATATATCTAAATACCCCAAGATGCAGATTTGGATTATGAAAACTTGTAATAAATGTAAACAAGAATTTCCTGCTACTAAAGAATATTTTTATGGTAATCATTCAAGTAAAGATAAAATTCAATCGTCATGCAAAAAATGTGCAAATTTAGAAAATACATTATGGAGAAATAAAAATAAACAAAATGCCTTTGAGATTGGTAAAAAGTGGAGATTAAAAAAAAGAGGATTTACTCCAGAATTATTTAACAAAATGCTTCATGAGCAAAAAAATGTTTGTGCTTTATGTGGCACTGATAAACCAGGTGGACCAAGAAATGTTTGGAGTGCTGATCATGATCATAATACAGGCAAAGCAAGAGGATTATTATGTATGTCTTGTAATACAACGCTTGGACATATTGAGGCTAAAAGTCCAGATTGGATGGATAAAGCCAAAAAATATATCAATGGGGGTGGCTTCTACAAATGGCACTAATGAAGGTTTGGCCATAAAAACCAAAGTATGATAAAAAAATATAACACAGCAATTGTAGATATCGATGACACTCTTGTATCTGGTTATTGGCGTGATGAGGCCCTGATACCTAACTTAGCGGTAATAGATTTTGTAAAAAATAACATTGAAAATGTCATCATCGTAACGGGTAGACAAGACACCATGAGAGATGCCACAGTAACTCTTCTGGAATCTCTTGGCATCAAATACGAAGCCTTGTTAATGAATCCAGAACATTACGAAAAGTCTGACGAATTCAAAAATGGTGTTGCCAAAATGTTACATAGCAAGGTAGAACTGGCTATTGACGATAATCCAGATGTAAGGTTTATTTATGCTTCTCATGGGATTAAGTCTTTAGATCCAGCAGATTTGACCAATGATATTTCATGGCGATGTCAAACCAATATGCCCTAATTGCATAAAATTCGGACGGCAGCAAGAATCATCTCCTTATAGCCTTATTGACCAAACCAATCAACCTTCTCTTGGTTATTTTCTTGGCATCAAATGTCTCCGTATATCCCCCATATGGCATATTACCCTTATCCAGATAATGTCCATATCTCTTTCTTAGGGTTTGTAGTACTGTAGATTCTACTCTTCTGCATTCCCGCCGATTTTGAAAATACCAATATGCCACCAACTCCCATCCCTTGGTCCTATGTTGGCGAAACCTTCTACCTGTGATATCACCCACACCTATCTTTATGGCATTGTATTCTTTGTGGTAGATAATGTATAGAATGGTTGGGGACATAGGCATATTATAGGCTATCAAACATATTGCTCGTTTAGAGCATAAGGGGTTTGTATTTCTATTTTCCGCCGAATTTTAAATAGTGTATAATTGATACATGGAAATTAATCCCAACGAAAACGAGCCGCAAGGGAAATACTCAAATTGGCTGAAGTTGTCGGAAAATTTTGTTGATGCAAAAAAGGAAGGCTATTTTGATTTTACAGAAATGTCAAAAGATCAGGACTCTTTGGTTATAGAAGGCAAGTCAGTAGGAAAGAGTCCAAATACTATTGAAAGATCTGACAACTACAAAGAAAATTTTGCAAAGATGGGTGATGGAGTAGAAAATATTAAAGTTATTAAAAACTTTTTATCTCCAAAAGAATGTAAGTTTTTAATTGATATTGTATCTAAATTTGGTAAAGCAGAAGAATTTCCAGTTCAATGGGATAGTGATTTTAATCCAACTATCGTTAGAAAAACTTATTTAAATCTAACAGTAGCAGGTAAATATATTTCAGTAATCAAAGAATTATTAGAAAAAGAATATGGCTTTCCAGTAAATAATAAAAGTGCATTTTTTGCAAGATGGGATGCTGGAGATAGTTTAGATTTACACGTAGACGATCTAGGCCCCACCAATTACAATCACATGGCAACCCTTATTTATCTCAATGACGATTACGAGGGTGGGGAAATAGAATTTCCTACCCACAAACTTACGCATAAGCCTAGCATTGGGGACTTAATTATGTTCCCTGGAAATATGCACTATGCTCACGAGGTAAAAACGATTATATCTGGGGTTAGATGGACTCTGCCTATGTGGTTTGCATTTGCATAAAAATGAAGATTCTAAAAAACTGGGTAATAATAACAGTTCCTCGTGTAGGTAGTCATTATCTGCAAGAAAGAATATTTGTTCATACAGATAAAATCTTAGTGCTTAAATATCACGAACCTGTAGTACAGACATGGGGCTATGCAAGCCCAGGACTTTTGGGAGAAGTTAATCGTTATTGGAGCGGATTAGATATAAATAATCTTAAAGTAATAACGGTAGTAAGACAGCCAAAAGATTTAATAGTTTCAGATATTGCCATGGCCATAAACAGAGAACTTAATGAAAAAGAACCAACGCTAAGAGAAACCTATCTGGAATTTTATAGATATGAAATTAACTCAGAAAGATTGCAAGGTAGAGTAGACAAATATGCAAACGACTATTTGCAACTTGAAGGTATGAGTAGTATCATTATTGATTACGAAGACTTAGCATCTTCACCATATGAAGTAACTTGTGCTATAGCAGATCGTATGGGCCTTGAGATAGTAACTGATGAGTATAAGCCTGTAGGACTAGATAAGAATAAATTCTTAGTTAGTAGCAAAAATATACCTGAATATGACGTTGCCAAAAATATTGTGAGCAACCTAGACTTGTCTAAATTTTACGAGTCATACAATAAAATCAAATCTAAGTGTATTTCTTTATAGCATTTCTGTGATATCCCTCACACCTACCTTGATGGCATGATATTTTTTATGATAAATCACATATAGAATGGACATAAATATATTATATAATAGGTTTGTCATGTTATCTCATGAATCCAAAATAGACTCTATAGTTGATATTATTCATGATCAACTTAAGGGCAAACATAAAGATAAGTTAGCAATACAATTGGCCGAAAAAATATTAGAAGCAATTGAGGACGACACTTGGCATGAGCATGAATAAAGAACAGGTTAAATATTTATGCTATCAATGTGGCGTTATATTTATGATAGATATTGATGTAGAGGATAAATGGGAACATTGCCCAAGGTGCTATAATAAGTAAATGCAAGATGCAAAGTGCTATTATTGTGATAACAAGGCAGAGTATGTTCAGCCTGAGAAAAACACAGGCAGCATAATTGATGTTTGTCGTAAGCACTTCACTTATATGTATGTAGGATAGGGGAAACCATGGCAGTAAGCACAAAAGAATGGTCCAGAGAGACTAAGCAGAAAGTTGTTATTTCTGTAGGCATCATTCTTGCAGCAGTCATATTTTTTGTTATCGCCTAAGGCTTATCAGAATATTAAACCATATTGACCGTAGGGGTCATATAGGGTTAAACTTTTCTATTTTCCGTCGAACTTTAAAACAATTAGTCGTGTATAATTAAGATATGAATTGGGGTTATGTTGTCAGAAGAAAATATTAAAAAAAGAAAATTATTGGACGGATCTGAAGTAAACGATTACGAACACCCAATCGATTTAATTTTGCATACCAAGGCCCCAGGAAAATGGAAAATAATCGACCTTGAAACAGGGCAAGAATATGTAGGATCTGAAATAACACACCCCACCTATGGTGATATTTTACGCACAAAAGTAAGTCGTGGTAAAATAGGATCTTGGCATAAAACAAAGAGGAAGGACGGATCTAGTGTTGAATAAACCGATAACATTTCATTGGATGTGGAGAAGGCACTGGCAGATAAGCGACAGCATTGAGAACTTAGACCTTGATGGAATTCTCCGTATGGCACAAGAATTAGATGGTGCAAATGTTAAATCTGTTTTACTTCCTTATGGTCCAGGCGGTATAGACTTTTCTTTAGTTATAAAAGATGCATTAGAAAAAACAAATCAATTAATCATGACAATTGCTTTACCTGCATATGGGGTGAGTCCAGATTATGCTGCTAAAATCTTAGAAACACTAAATCGTTTTGCTCCTGGAAGAATTGGAGTAAACCTTGTTGCTGGAAGATGGGGAGATGAGGGCAACGGGCCTTCAGAAAAATTAGTGATAGATCACTACATGCATGACTCATCACTTATTGATACCCTTGAAAAAAGAGTAGCAATATCAGAAGTTTGGATGGACAAAGTTATGACATTAATGAAAGCCCACAAGCATAAAACTCATATGGCCGTAGTTGGTTCTTCAGATACGACAATTAGAATAGCAAATAAACATTGTGAATATATATATGTAGATGATAATCTTTTACGTAAACCTGAGCAATATACAAAAATAACCAACTCAAAGCCAATACTTATTGTTGATCCATTAATAATTGAAAAACCAGAGGATGTTCACAATGTTATTTATGATGAGAATGCTCCGCCAAGAAAACAGTTTCACCACATAACAGGAACACACGATGAAATAGTTTCCGCAATTAAAAATATTGCAGAAAAATTTAACATATATGACTTTATGATACATACAGATCAAAAAGACATTAGTAAATTATTAAAACTAGTAAAGGAGTTTGACAAAGTGCAACCTGACAATAAAGGCGAAATGGAACATTTTGATATATCAAATGATGATAGAAGACCTGAAGGATCAACAATTCATCATGAAATATTTGAAAGAATGGGGATAGGAGAAAATAATTTAAGAGTTTATTCTAATTTTATATCTCCAGAAGAATGTAAAGAAATTATAGATAGTATTAAAAATACTTCTCCATCATCTCAAAAACCAGTTCAGTTTAGTCCTGAAAAAAAGCCTTTAACTTTTAGAAAAGATTGGGATAGAAGTAAATACATAGAAAAATATACAGACATTGTAAAGGGAATTATAGAATCTCATTATCCTGTTAGACTTAAAACTAGAAGTGCAAAAATTGCAGAGTGGACAAAGAATGATGTGTATGATTTACATATAAATGATTTAGGCATAAATGATTTTAATAATATGTCAGTAACTATATACCTAAATGATGACTTTGAAGGCGGAGAATATCACTTCCCCGTACAAAATATAACCTTTAGACCAAAAGTTGGTGACTTGATTATTTTCCCAGGAAGTCAACATTATAATCATATTATATCTAAGGTTACTTCTGGATCTAGATACACTATTCCTTTGTGGTATACATTTATTTAAAAGTAAAATGACAATAAAAGATAAAATAGATAATATATTATTTAAAATTGGACAAGAAATAAAAATACATAAAATTAATTCTGATAATACTATTATTGAGATAGATTATGATAGATATTCTGATGAGATTTTAAAATTATTTGAAGAATACAAACATTTGTAACTTTACAAATTTGCTGTATTAGTGTATAATAAAAGTATGAACAGTAAAGTTGTTATTTGTCCCGTGTGCCAAAAAGAAACAGAGGTGCGCTGGGGCATTTTTGCTCATGATACACTAAATAGGCACATGAGGGAGCACAAATGACAGAATATAAGTTTGATGATCCAGACAATGAGGGCTATGAAATTATTGTTCCTAAAGAAGTGGTTAAAAATATACTTATAAAGCATTATGCTAAAACCTTTTATTGGGCAGTAGGATTGTTTTCATTTATAATTGGATTTTTAACAGGAGTAATCGTATGAGTAGGAATGCTATAAAATTTGAAGAGATAGAAACATCAGTTGTTGTTACATTAAAAACTAAATGCCCTGAAAAATATTTACTTATAGATAGGCAAACTGGAGATGTTTTTGTTGCTAAAGATACTGGGGAGTGGGAGTTGGTAAGGGGAGGTCCTCGCAGAAATGATGGTTGAGCATAGATCTTATCCACCATTACGATGGATCGCAAATTGGGCGGGATCCATAGCATCTTCTGGGCTGTTAGAAATATCCTATATGGAAGATGAAGGCATGACTGATACATTTAGATATAAATTTCATGGATGGAAATGGGATACATTCTGGCCTTTATACGAAAAATATGGAACAACATATAGGTTAGATATGGATCTGAGTGGTC